CTGCCTCACTTGAAGTAGCCCCCATACTCAATGCCCCATACGAAAACTCTTTACCATCTCCGAATGCACATGGCACAAAACCATGTACTGTTGGATAAGGAGAATCATCATAAACAATCAACCCTTTGTCTTTATCTACGACAACAAGTTGTTGTGTGGTAATCCTAGTTGCAGAATCTTTTAGCCCGTAAGGATATTCATTAGGTACTGCCCCATTAATAAACCACTCTCTTAAAGAGACAATGTATTTGAGGTATCCTACTCCCGATACTATGTAAGGTTTATCATCTCTCATTACATACCATGCTTTGTCTGTCTCCCATTTAAGTGAGCCATCACTAGCCTGTCTGTCTGTGGCTAAAGTTTCGCCGTCCCATACTACTACTGTCATTTGTTTTCCTCCTCATACAATTTCTCTACTTCAGATACACACTCTCCACATCTATAACCCTCTTTATCATCATTGTAAGCTGGGTATCTGTTTACAAAACGACCACTTCCAAAATGACAAGGTTTACCACAATCAATACATATTTGTTTATCGAATAAATCAATCACTATAATGTACCTCTCTAATTGAATCTATTAAATAAAAGTCTATAATGCCAGCATTAGATATTTTATGCCCTTTGCTTTTTAAGTATACTTGTACACTATCTGTTTCTGTATCTGTAAAAGGTATCTGTACCCCCCAATGAATTGTCACTTCTCTGTCTTCAACAACAGCTATGTTTACTGTGTCTATATTTTCATTACTCATTTGCTTTTCTCCTAGTAAACAACCTGAAACTTCTTCAGCGTTGTTAGTTCATCTTCTGTTATTTCTTTAACCCATTCGACCCATACTATTGCAATCGAATCAAGCCAATAACCTCTATTGGTTTTATCATACTCATCATCAATTCTTTCATTACTAAAAAAATCTGATAGCACATGCCTTTCGTTTAACTTTCCATTTTTATAATCCTCCTTGCTTACTGTTTGGTACCAACAATAATGCTCATACTCATACTCCCCACTTCGTTCTTTAATCTTTGCTAATATCATCATCTCTCTCCTTTATAATGTCGTCAATGTGAAAATCTAATGTGTCCCATGTAATACCATGATTAGCGTCATGTCTTCTTAAACATCTAGCTAACACCTCTTTACATTCATCTAAAGTTAGTTTTTCTTTTGGTATATCATCTGACAACCTGTTCATATTTCTCATGCGTACATGTTCCAAAACATCATCAGTACACCATTCAATACTTATTGTGTAATCATCTACCCAACCGTCTTTATTACTCATTTGTTTTTCTCCTTATTAAATTTTGTTAGATAATAATATTTTGTTTTCTTAGTAGCTAATATATCTTTTACATCACTTTGCATAAACTCTAGCATTGTGTCTGTTAGTATTCTCATAGGTACATCTTTATACTTATGTCCCTCTTTTAGCTTTACGTTTACTATACACCCACCATCATACTTGCTACCTAAAGTTCTAAACTCTTCTATATCAGATAGCTTTATGTGTAAATGTTCGCCTATTTTTCCTGTTAAAGTATTGGATACTACTTCTATCATTTCTTCTCTACTCATTTGTTTTCCTCTTGCCTCATTCAAGTCTATGTCTACAATCATCATCTTCCTCCTCTAATATTTCTACTTCAAAATCACTCAAACAATCTGTTGCTACCTCAATAGCATTTTCTATATAGTCATCATCATCTTTTACTTCAACATCTTTATATACTCTTACTCTCATTTGTTTTTCTCCTCTAATACTCCTTTAAATGCGTTGTGTACTTGTTTTATACCCATTGGCAACGAGTTGTAATGTCCTTGTCTTTTACTAAATTTATGTAACTCACCTCCCTGTTTTATAGTAGCCTCTTTTTCTATCACTCCATAGTGTCTGCGTAAATGTATACTTAGTTGATTGAAGAAAGTGTTAATATCTTTATCTCTATCTATGTCATTTTGATTTCTCCAATTTCTGTGCCAACTGATACTATCTAGTGCTAAACATATAGGCATAAATATTTCAGAAGTCATAGTATTTTCATCTATGTGTTTTGCTAAAAACTTTATGCTTTCAGGGGTGTCCCAACGAGTATCAATCAAGTCTATTATGTTATAGTTACTACTAGTATCTTTCCTTATAGCATAAATAGCCTCACTAATCCTATCGTCATATTCCCCCAACAACTTGGCATGTGTCTCTACCATATCAATGAACTTACCTCTATCTACACTCTTTAATTTATCTAGGGTGGAATCAATAAGACCTAACCTTGCTCTTGTTCGTAACTGTTTCTTGAAAGCAGTTATCTTCTTTCTCCATACTTTCCGTTTATCTATGTTCTCTACACATCTTTGAGGCTCGTGGTCTGTGTTGGGATTTAGCAACTCTCCTGTCAACAAATTGTATTTTAGTCCGTCACAAACTACTTGACTTTGTCTTACGAATGCAGATATTTCATGCCAATAATATTTATCTTTATCCCATGTTTTCTCAAGGTGTTTATATATATTAAGGTTGTGTGCAATTCTATAGATACCTGTCCTATGTCTTTCTATTGTAAAAGGTATCCACCTATTCAATGCTATTACATAAGTCCCTGAGCTACGCCATATATGACCTGTATCCATATGCACAGTAGCAATGTTATCTTTACTAACACTCATAAATTTATCCCCATTTACCCATATTTCAGGCTCTTCATTACTGTTAAGTTTTAATCTAAGCCATGTATTTATATACTTGCCTTTGCCATAAACATCTCGTGACCTCAAAGCATAAGCATGTAGTTCTTTGTACTCAAACTTACCTAAGTCATGGTCAGGGATTTTATACCCTGACTCAGCACTACCCCAATCATCTGTGTTTATATAACTAACACCATTATTATGATTTGTGTACCATACCATTACTCATTTCCTCCTTTAGTTATTTTATCTTTGACCATAGCTACATCTAGTTTAGATGTATCAATATCTAATTGCTCAGGTGTAGCCCTATTACTTTTATTCAACACTTCGTTGTGTCTATCTTTAGTCTCTTCGGGTAGCAAGTCATATATCTTAGGTAGTACCTTTATACATGGGGCTAGAGTAGAATAGTTATCCAATACTTTCATTACCGTATCAACAGTACTTTTTTGTTCCTGTTCTATCTCTTGTATTTTACTTGCATATTCTTCATACTCTTTGTGTAATGTATCCCACTTAGGATTAGTAGCGTCTAGTGCTATACTACAATCTCCATGATAAGTAGAGCCAAGTCTCCAACCATACTGTGTCACTACCTCACGCTCATTTGGTATAGGAAAACTTGGTACATCAAAGTACTTTAAGCTGTAGTTCTTAATAGTTAGTTCATTTGGTGTGTTATAAAATCCCTCAAATTCTACACTTTTAGCCTGTTTAATCCAACCTGTATCTAACTTATTAAGATTTTCTATAACAGTAGCAGGATATAAATTACTAGCTATCATACTACCCCATGCTTTACTATAGTTTTCTTTAGCTTGTTTGATTCTATTTCTAAACAAATGTCTAGTATTGTCTACTATATTTTCATATAGTCTTTGACTTATTCTTACTGTTGCCATTTTAATTACCTCTCTTGTTGTTTGTTTCATCT